GAAGCCGCCTACGGTGACCGCGCCGGCCGGAATATGCGAGATGACGCGAATATGACTTCAGCCGTTTCCGATGTAATGCAGTCACCTGAGGTTGGAGGTCTCGGACTTCGTGTAATATGCACCGACGATCCGAGCCGTATTGATATAAATGCGGGCATCAGAAAGCTGTGGAGGATGATAGAAAGCAACAGCGGCGAGCGCAAGCTGCTTTGTTCGTTTCAGCTTTGGAATTACGGTACGCAAGCGGGCGGTCGTAGCTTTACAAAAAGCATCACAAACTATCGTTGGCAAACAGGCAATCGAGATATACCAAAGAAGGACGGTGTTCACGATCACGCGTGCGACGCCTTGAGGTATTGGGTAATAAACGCACGATGGGAAAGTGGCGAAGCTAAACGTGCCGCGGCGTCTGCGTTTAAAAAGACCAGTGATAAACCCTCACCAGTTCTTCGACCGGGTGATTTTCGGTAGCACGCTATTCGTCCACCCTATATCGGATGCTTGAGTAGCAAATTGGTAGCCTAAGCGGACCGTAGGGCGTTCCAGGAGGAAAACCTTTTCTACAAGGCTTCTTAACTGCCGCCGTCGGCTTTGTGCTCATTACTTAATCCTTACAGCCTCGCGACCGTTAAATGACCAGACTTTTAGCCCACATCTTGAGATAGCAATATGGTCGCTGATTGTATATCCCTGCGCCTCGAACCAACGGGTCATTAGCTTGAGTGACTCGGTAGTGAATTTAACATACTTTAAGTTAAGCATTTTGTCGCCCTTTCATGGAGCGTTGGTGCCCTTTTTATTTTACCACTTTGTACGTACTAATTACAAATTGCCCTGAGCAAACTTATCAAGCTCCTCTATCGTCATCGCCTCCAGCTTTGCGATAGCAATCTGCATTAGGTCGCTGCGCCAGTCTGCACAAGGCGTGCAGCCGCCGTCTGCATCGGTATAGTGATCACCGCACTTCTCGCACTTGTGCGTTTCGCCCTCGGTTCTCCATTTGTCGTATGTGCTCATTTTGCACCAGCCTTAACCTCAGCAGCTGCCTTAAGCTCAGCAAACCACTCCTCACCTTCGCGGCTTCCTTCCTCATAACGAAACCACCGATTGACCGCCCGCCTTCGCTGCTGGCATCCATTAGTCAAGCGAACCTGCATCTCCATCTCGGCGCGCATAGAACCGTTCAGTCCCATTTCATATAGCCTTTCGTATTCAACAATCCATTTGTACGCTTCAATTTTCTGCTCTTTACTGTATGCCATTTTAATCCTCCATTACTCTAAGGTCATTTGGGTTATCCTCGCGCATTAAGTCGATGACGTTAATAGCTACACGAACCGCGTTGTACAGCTCTCTTGTCGTCATTCTCGCGCTAATATTGCGTGATCCACCGTGTGCGACTAGCTTTGGCTGACCGTATGCGATATCAAGTGAGAAGTCCTCGCCCGTATCGTTAGCTAAGATCTGCACATAGTGCTTTAGTTCTTCTCTCGTTACTCTCATCTTGCCTCCGTTCTATGCGTAGTCTGAAAGACCGTATTCCGCTGCTATAAGCTCTGCCTGCTCTTCTGTGCATACGCACCCAAGCTGTGCAAAAAAGTCGTTTAAAAGCTCCTGCTGAAACTCTTCGAAAGTGCTACAAATTTCTACGTCATCTTCAAAGCTTGCTACTGTAAAGCATCCCGCAACCATGCACGCTTGAATAAGAACTAACGCTGTAGACTGCTTTTGTTTTTTCTTTTGCGCGGGCTTTGCTTTGCTCATCTCATCGTCATCAAAAAAGTATCCCTGGCACTCTGCTCTGCTGCTCGGCTCGTATTTAGTTGGGCATCCAGCATTTCGCCAGCACTCTTCGTGATAAACACAGGGCGCCTCTTGCTCGTCATAAATATTGTGTCCATCGCACTTAAGAGGGTCTTTGATAGACTCTTGCTGCTGCGCTCGCGTCTGAATGGTCCCGTAACCGTCATAGAGTCCAGAGATAATGCGACCATCGCTATAAACGGCAACGCAACGCTCAAGCCATGACTGCTGGTCTTTGTTAGGCAAGTGCTCTAAACCGTATCGTGAAACTAAAGGACGATTACAGCAGCGGCAGTTAAAACTTGAAAATCCCATGTTATTCTCCGTTCTTGATGTCTGGTTATTTATTAGATGGCTGCGATTACTTTGTTGGTGAAAGACTCGATACATCGAATAAGGCGGCTGTCGTTAAGGCTGCTTTCGTTTGCTCGGAAGGTATCTACGCCTGCGCCCTTTTGGTAGAACCTAGCGTTGACGCTTGTACCGTTGAGTGAAAATGTAGCGTAATAGAATTTGCCGTTGTTGAAGAACTTAACGCCGCGAAGTCCGTTGTTGTTGAAAACCTGTGCGAGGCCGGCTGCGCTTTCGATTCTTGCGATTGCTTTTGTGATTTCGTTCTGCATTTTTTTCTCCGTTGCGTTGTCTTGATGATTCTTTATACGAAATGCGTAGCAATGTGTAAAGAGGTATTTGTAACTATTTTACAAGTGCTCGTTTTGATTAGGTTTTTTTGAGAAGGTTTTGCTTAGATTCGTTTCCAGATGCGGGGCCGGTTGTTCCACGCATCCGTCTTCACAGACTCGTACCCAAAGTCCTTTAGGGCCTTATGAAAGTGTCGCGATGTTTGCTTGTTCTTAATTAGCTTGCCGCCGATCTTATAGAGCGGGAAATGCCCCGAGGATGGCGCACTAAATGTATTTGCGATAATTAGGGTCTCTGGAAGGTTAAGAGCCGTCAGGCATTCTTTTAGGTGCTCAACCGGCTCAAAAAAGTGCTCGAAGTACTCCGACGCAAAGACAAGGTTTACACGGTGCTTTATTTCGGTAGTGTGCCCGACGATATCAAAGTTGCTTCTTGACTCCTGTTCAACAAGCTTTGCAATCTTGAACTGAGTCGTTCCAGCGACCTGTGTTCCGCTTACTTTTGCTTTAGGAAACACTTGCGCGAGCGCAGCTGTCGTTATACCTGTACCGCAGCCTAAATCCGCAACACCCGTTACCCCAGGGAACAGGCGGGCTCTACTTGCGGCGACCCACTTTAGGTATTTCCGAGAATAGATTGCCCAGCATGCCCATGCTTCTGCCAGATAGAGCTCGGAGTTGTAAATCGAGAAGTCGGGATTGCCTGCTTCTATGCTTTTATACCACTTCTGCTCTAGTGGGTTTTGAACTTTATTCGAGGTCATCCCTTTCGCAATCTGCTCTAGGTGCGCCGCTGAAAAGTCGCGAAGAAAAGGTTGGATCTGCGCAAAAAAGCGTGCGCGTGCTTTCTGTGGTCTTTCGTTAAGTAGTGCTGTCACTGCGCCTCTCTCTCTGTTATCTATTTACTGCCCGCTGTCCGTGTAGGCTAACCGCATCAAAAGCTAAACTCAACAAGATAACGTAGCTCACCGCACCAGATATAATGTTGCGAATGAAACGAGTGGAGCAATATGGAGCAACATGTAACAAAATGGAGCAACATGGAGCAACATGGAGCAACATGTAACAAATGTAGCGCATGTTGAACAAATGTAGCGCATGTTGAACAAATGTACTCAATATGGAGCAATATGTAACAAATGTACTCAATATGGAGCAGATGTAGCGCATGTTGAACAAATGTAGCGCATGTTTTACATTGCTTCCGAGCCGAGCTCTGCTGCACAGCGTGTCTCTACGGCTCTTGTGAGAAGTCGCAAAGATACTTTATCCAAGCAAAAGGCTTTCTTGTTTCGAGGTAATGCGGATCAATATCGTTATCGTAGGCTTCACGCTCGAAGGCGTTGTTTCGGTAGGCTGCTCTTCCGTCGCGATACTTTACAAAAAGAACGAGCCAGAAGGTAATGTAGAACAGCCACTGAAAGACAAACAGAAGCTCAATCTGTTGCCTGTAGTGAATTGTTTCGTGCTGCCTTAGTCGCGTGGAGAAAACACCCCGACAAAATATCCAGGGCCCAAAGCTAAACGCGGTGATGTTAATAGGAGCCAGCTTAGAAACCCACGCGGGAATCGAGCTATTGTTGACTTCAATCGGGTCTCTTAGAATACATCTTCTGCCTGTTGCCAAAACTCACGCCCTATTTTGAAACGCTTCCACGCGGTGTCGCTGATACTTGTATTATGGGCCGTTTTTTTGATTTCATCAATCTCATACTTTACGTTCCCGATTCGCTCTAAAGCCTCTGCCCTAAACCCCGTATACTCCGCTATGAACTCTTTGCGAGCAATAACGTGCGACCCTTTAAACCTGTTGTTGTCCTCCCAAATCCAGCCGCCTAAACAGCGGTTAACCTGATTCTGACGCATCGGTCCACAAGCAACCGGCTTAGAAATAAATGTGATCGGCGACCCTATTTCAAGGAAACCAACAGCAAATGCACCGTCGCTTCTTGGCATCTTTCCGATTGTCGCTAAAACCTTTCTGTGGAACGTAACGCATCGTGCCGATTTAAGGTCGAACCAAAAGTCCTCGCTGCGCTCGCCTTCGGTCATAAAGTCTGGAAAGGTCTCGATGTTGCGATGGTCCTCACTAAAGCACGTCTGGTCATATTGCTCAACGAGACCAATGTGCCCACAATCTTCTAAATAATCACGCACGACAATCTCTAACGCCGCCCCTCGGACGTGTTTTTCAAGACCCGAGTTATATCCTCCAAAGCCGCCCACCTTGCCTCGTGTACCTATAAAGTCCCGCGCATAGCCAACAATGTAAGCCAGCGCCCAGGTCTCTAGGCTGATCTTGTGTAAACGATTACAAGCCGACACAAGCGCATCGAGGTCGGTCTTGAAGAGTGCGTTCGCTTGATGCCTCACGCCTCCTCCTTTTTCAGCTGCTTTATTCTAAGCGTTTCAAAAGGTTCGCCCTGCTTTTGATACTTCTCCCAAACTTCAGGCATTTCTTCTTTAAGTCGCTTCTGGTCAAGACTCACTCGCCCTTTTTGACGTGACATCGTAATGATGTAAGACTCGTTAACCGCCCGCTTAAAGTTGCCCATAGTTGCCCGAATATGATTATCCCAATGCTGCTTGTTCGCCTTCGCGTCGGCTTCCGCTTGCTTTGCGTGGTCTCTTGCCTGAATCCACCTTTCAAGGTCTTTCGTCAACTCCATTTCGCCATCCCGCTCCGAGTAATAACGAGCCAATCCAATACGGCACCCGTCGGTACCATCGGGATCAGGCGGTATCTCGTTAACGATGTGATCATTGAACCACCGCCGAAGGTAAGGCACTATCTTCTCTTCATAATGCGGATCTTTCGGTATCTCGTGAATAATTAGGTCAGCGGCTCCCCGACTTAGAGCAAACGCGACATCGTCCGCGTTATCTAGCATTCTGAATGTCTCGTTCGTTGTCTTTAAGCCCGCAAGAATACCGCTATCAAGACCGAAGGCCCAAAGATAATGCTGTACCTGCAACCGATAGTGCTCTGGCAGCGGATTCAGCTTGCCATAGGTCCCCGCGGTCTTAATCTCGATAAGAGCTTGAAGCTTGCCGTCAACGTAGCCTAGACGGTCGGCTGTGGCGCTAAACGTGTCGTCAATAATGATTGTGCCCTCTAGCGGCTCAACAAGCGTCATCCCAATTCTTGGACCTAGAACATCGGCAATCGGACCCTCTAATCTAGTGCCACGAGCCATCGCCTCGTTTTCGGGCACCGTAGTCTTAAAGAGAATGCGCTGCCAGGCATCCCAAGGCCCTGCGTACGGATTACAGCCTACGATAGCAGAAACGGCTGTACCGCCAATCGTCTTTGTTTGCTTGTACGCCATCGTCATCCACCTCCAAGCAGCGCGAACCGCTCTTCATCTCGATATTTATCAAAGTCAAGCGCGTCCATAGCCTCAAACATGTCTCGCAAATCTTTGGCTACTTGATCCGAACTGACGTCTCTCTCAGCAACATCGAACCAATCTTTGTAGACATAGACGATTCTGCGACCCTCATAGAAGTTTATTTCATCCGATGGTCCGCCCCAGCTTAGAAGAAACTGAAAATAACCGCCCTCGTCATACGCTTCGCCGCGAGGCGGCTGCCACGAAAACGAAAGCCCGAGATTGTAAAGCCCGTCACCTTCATCATTCAGCGCTTCTTTGATTCTCTCTCTCTCGTGCATCCAGCACTCATCAATAAGTTCCTCGCAGGTCTTTTTCTTTGACATAATTTTCTCCGTTTATTTTTAAGCCCTCATTGGCTCAAGGTCAGTATACTACCAAAAAGGTATAAAGAAACATAAACCGCAACAATTTCAGGGACTAACAGCCTTCGCACGATTGCCGATAAAGCTCCGCAAACTTTGCCGCGGTCATAATTACGCTAGAACGATATGCGCTTGCTGACTCTGTTGCCCTTTCGCACGGCTTACCGCTCACGTACGCACAAAGCCCGCGCTGCTCTCCATATTTTCTCGTGTAGAATTTCAGAGCTCTGATGCCGGCCTCGATATAATCGCACGGCTTTTCCTTACACCAAAATCGCGGAATAACCTGCATCGGACCAACTGCGCCCTTGTGCGAGCGCACGTCACGAATGAAAGCAGACTCGGTCCAACCGACGGCTACCGCAAGAACGGGGTCAACATTTTGCGCTATCGCTTCGTGAGCTATATCTTCACAGACTTCAGTGCGTGACTTGTGCAGCGTGTTTGACTCGGTCTTTACGACGATACCGCAGAACAATGAAATGCACAGCGTAAGGTAATTCAAGGTGATCTCCTTAATGAAACTAGAACATGCAACGGGAAGC